GAGGAGGACTTTGGTCTCGACATCGATTCTGTTGTCGCCGTCGTCGAGGGAGACGACGGGATGGCCACGTGGATTGCACCTGTCCCACCGCCTGAGTACGTAGTGGATGCCTTCAGCAACTACGGGTTTCACATTAAGGCGGAATTTCACAACACTGCTTCCGAGTGTTCGTTCTGTAAGCTGGTTTACGATGTCGAGACTTTGAGTCCACTCGTGAATCCAATTGAGAACGTCATCCGGTGCAGCACCTCTCTGTGTAATCTTGCCGCTGCTAACGATAAGGTAGCTGTTCAGTTGCTGAGGGGCAAGGCGATCAGCCTTGCGCACCTTGCGCCTCAGTGTCCTATAACGCGCGCGTTCTCAGATTACATCATCCGTGCAACAGAGGGTGTTGATGCTGTGTGGGATAAGGCCGACTGGTATACAAATCAACTTAAGGGGGTGCGCTGCACACGAAAACTGCCCCCGTCCACCGTAAGTGAGAGTGCTCGCACACTCGTTGCGTCGGTGTTTCATGTACCTAGGGATCTTCAGATCCGACTAGAGGAGCGATTCAATTCGCTATCCGAGCTGACATGGCTCGAGGACCCAGGCGTGGACGATTACGTGAGAACCTACTTACCGTTCTGGTATGATTGGACACTTTCCCACGTGACCGAGGCCCACCGGGTCTAATGCACATCCCCCTTTCAATCGCGCCTGCGGTGGATGGGAGATCATGAGTACTAACTGATAGGGGGCCTATCCGTGATCAGAATGCAACTTGGCTCGGCGCACTTTTAGTGATGCGACCGAGAACACCCAGGTGTACTTTCCCTGAGCTTTGGCTATGAAGGGTTAGGCTGCACCGCTGTGTTGGACGCACTGAGTTTCTCCACACAACGCTCTGCTAATTCTGTGATAATCAGCGACGCCCGGTCGTGACCGCCAAGTCACGCCCGTGCGATTGCACCATGCCCCCGAGTCTTCCCCAGTGATCGACTGGGTCTTACTCCTCCCGTGTCCGCCGCCGGACCCCCCTGTTGCTCTCCTGGTCAGGGAGCACAGTCCGATCAGACAAGTGGTTCGCTTACCCGAGGCGTGCCCGCTCACATGAGCATAACTGTGTCATCACACTATGACTACAAGGACTGGTGTGCGTTATCCGTGGAAGCGTGAGGCTCTGTTTTGAGCATGCCGCGAC